CTTTTGTTGAGCAGTAACTGTATGTCCAGATATTTCAACAAGAAATAATAGTAAATGTTCCAGTACATGACCATATAAAAACTTTAGTTGTGTTGAAGGGTCATGTATCTCTTGCTTTCTTTCGGTGTGATTGTCATACCAAAGTTGACGAGCAGGTCTACCAATTACAGACATTCGTAAACCTTTACCAGAACTTTTTCTTGGTTGTAACCAGTCTAGTAAAGCAAGTTTAGTATTGTTTAAGAACTTATCTATCTGTTCTTCTTTAACTTCTGGTGCTTCACCACTTGATATACCAGATAGTATACCATTCATATCATCAATTAAAGTGTCTAGTTTTTTAGTGTGTTTCTTGCCAGTTGTTTCCATATTTATATTCTCCATTTAAAGGACATCTAATTCCTAATTCTTTACCTGCATTGATAATAGAATCAACTGCAAGACTACCAAAGTCTTCTGCTTGAGATTCAAGAACTTCATATTGAAACTCGTCGTGTACATTAGCGACTGGTCTTGCTTTTAGTTTATGTTTACTAACTTGTTCTTCTAAAAGAATCAAAGCTTTCTTCATTACAATAGCACCACCGCCTTGTATTAAGGTGTTGAGGGCGGCGTGTCGGTTTCGGATTCTAAGGTTTCTTCCGTCGATTCCTCTGAGCCAACCTTTTCCAGTAGCTTTGTCCACTCGCTTTCTAAAGTTTGCAAGGGCTGGAGTACCTCTAAGAAATCTGTCTTTAATCGCCTTGCCATGATTTCTAGACCCACCGCAGATAGCTCCGAGTTTTTCGTCACCTGCCCCATATATGAAGGCATAGATGAAAGTCTTTGCTTGGTCTCTTGTGCTAAGACCTGCAAGATTTTGATTTGTTGTGTGTATATCTCCATTAATGATAGCATCTATATATTCCTTATCGTTCATGTAGTGGGACAATATTCTTAACTCAAGACCAGAAGCATCTACTCCCACTAGTTTGTAGCCTTCTGGAACTACCCAAAGTTCTCTGCATTCTTTACCGTAGGGAGAATACACTGCAGGAACTTGAGCCATGTTGGGCGACTGATGGCTCATTCTACCAGTGATAGCACCATTGGTTATCACTCTTCCGTGTACTCTCCCATCTCTTGCTACTGCTTCTACCCAAGATTCAACTTGAGCAATTCGTTTCTGCAGTAGTAGAAACTCTTTAATAAGTTCTGCTTCTGGTATATCTGTAATACCTTGTAGAACTTTCTCATCTACTATTGGTTGTCCATGTTCAGTAAACTTACTTGGATTCCAACCAAAATTTCTTAGCCATCTTGCAATCTGTTGACGACTACCTAGATTAAACTCTTTCATTTCTATGAGAGAAAAATCTCCCATGACATTGACCCACCCCTCTCCCAGACTATTTAGTCCAACCGTACTAAGAGAACCGTCTCTACGATAACGAGGCTTTACTATCTTAACGAAGGTAGGCAGTGGTGTGAATCTTTCTCTAACCTTTTGTTCAATTTCATTTATCTTCTCTCTTAACTTACCTAACAAAAGGTCTGCCTTAACTACATCAAAAAGAAAACCATTGTTCTCTTGTCGTGTGATTATCCTAGCTATATCATGCTCTAGTCTAATCGCCTCACTAGAAAAGTCTGGGTTATGTTTAATCAAATAACCAAGAACTCTTTCCGTAAGCTCTACATCTCTGATACAATACTCAAGCATCTCATCAGAGTATTCAGAGAAATTTTTAAAGTCTAACTTTCCAAACTTTAATCTCTCTCCGAAAGATTTTAAAGAATGTCCACCCTCTCTAGAAGGGTTAAACAATCTTGATAAAACTAAAGTATCAATAACTTTACCTTTATCATGTAGGTCAATACCGATAATCTTTTTAATAACTGGTGCATCAAATCCTATAATGTTATGACCAACGAACTCATCATACTTATCAATATAAGTACCAAACTTATCAAGCTCATCTTCCTTAAAGTATGTGATTTGTTTGTCGTCTTTACATACAATAAGAAAAATTCTATCTGGTAGTATATCTGTAATAACAGTTGTTTCAACATCTAAAAATACTCGCATCAATCTCGCCCTTGTTATAATGTTTCATCTTCAAACTCTTCGCCAGTTGGCTTCTCGGTCTCATGTAGTCTACCAGTTTCTTTATCATAGTATAGATATGTAGCTGGACCAGTCATACCTATGAACCTATTCTTTAATACTCTTACGCAAGTTGTATTCCTTAGAGTAGGACTATCATTCTGTGCATCTCTTTCAAGACCAATAACCATATCAGATAACTGACCAATAGAAGCTGAACCTCTTAGTTGTGATAATGAAGTCGCTGCTCCCTCTTCGTGTCCTTTACCGTCTGGTCTACGTAAGTGAGAAATAAGTATCAAAGCTATATCTGTTTCTTCAACAAGTGTTCTTAGCTTTGTCATAATTTCATCAAGTGCTTTTCTTTCATCTCCATACTCTTGAGATGATACGACCATACTAACATGGTCAAGTACAATGTATCTACAATCCAATGCTTTAGCCATGTACCTAACTCTAGATACAATGTTGTCTACTGAATTAGAACCAAAGTGTTTATAGAAATAGAACCTACCAGTACCAACAGTAGAGTCAAAGTATCTTCTTTTATCATCATCACTCATGTGAATGTCTGGTCTACGCAAAGGTAGGTTAGCTTCGACACTCATGATATCTAGTGCGGTAATCTTAGGACTTTCCTCAAGCATAATCATACCAATCTTTTCTTCTGTATTCTTGAATAGATTGTATACTAATTCTTTTATGATAGAAGTTTTACCAAGTCCTGTACCTGCAGTGAATGTAACTAACTCACCGCTACGAATACCATAAGTCATCTCGTCTAGTCCTTGCCAACCATAATTAACTGTTGACCTTACGACTGGAGCAAGAACTTCTTCTAGTAATGACTCACCTTTAATGATACCATCTGGTGCATAGGTAGGTGCATTCCACCAAGACTTAATGTACTCTTGATACTTGTTTGCTTTAAGTAAATCGTTAGCATCTTTGTATCCCTCTGGTAGTTTTAATATCTTAACTTTTGATGGGGCGAACAACTCAGCAACTTTCTTACTTGCTTCTCTACCGACATCATCATTATCAAAGTTAATAACAATGTTATCGAACTGGTCTAACCAATCATAGCTTTTCTTTATATCTTTGAGGGCGGAAGCTACACCATTCTTAATGCTTACTACTGCATACTTTGAACCAAGTAATTGATAGACCGACAACGCATCAATCTCACCCTCTGTTATGGTAACATATTTACCACCATTGTATAACTGCTGACCGAACAATCCAGAGTCAGAGGTTGAACCCTTTATCGAGAATTGTTTATTCTTCACATACCTAGTCTTGGTAGCTAGAAGAGAACCAGTCGAGTCATAGTATGGGTAGATGTGTCTGTCTATCGTGCCACTTGCGTCGCTGATAACCTTGACCCCATACTTTTTAACTGTGTCTTCGTTGATACATCTATCGCCGATAGCACTAAAAGTACCTGCGTTGTTTTCTATTATTATTGGTTTTGTTTGAACTGCTTGTATGCCCATTGTGTCGCCCTCATTTATATTTGTTTGTTCTGGTGGGAAGTAAGTGTTGCAAGAGAAACAGTAAGAACTACCGTTTTTATTAACACTCCTTGCGTCACTACTCCCACACTTATCACAAGCTATGTGATACTTAACAAAGTTGTTGTTATCCATTGTGTCGCCCCAATCATTTTAACTTAATTAAAATTCATCAACGGAATCTGTTGCAACAAAGCCATCAACTTTATCGAACTCTTCACCGTAAGGGATTAAGTCGATAACTTGAACTGCTTGTAAGTCTAAACCTACACCAGCTTTACCTGCATAATTCCAATCGTATTCTTTGTACATAACTTTCACTTGTGAACCGTTACCTACAAGAACATCAATCGCATTCTTAGCAGAGTCTACTAGCTTTGGAGCAGGGTTACTCGTACCATCTGCACGATTAACTCTTCGTTTGAATTTAACAATCTTACCTCGCTCATCTTCTTTAACAGTAATGCCTTTGCTACTAAAGTCTTTAGCAACATCATCATCAACTGCTAAGTCAATCTGATAAACAGGGTCGAAAGTTGTGTTGGGTCTAGTGATAGATGCCCAATATGCTTTTCCTTGAACTGTAGCCATAATGTTTTCTCCTAATGTTATTTGTTAATGTTATTATAATGTTTGCATTATACCATATAACTTTTTATTTGTCAACAACATAATGCGGTTATTTAAAAACAAGATATAAAAATCCTATTTAAAAATATTTTAAAATGTTATTATTGTTTTTATTATAATTAAAATAATAACTCTTTAAAAATCTATATAGATTATATCACGATTCGTTTTCATTGTCAAGAACTTTTTTATTGTTATCCACAATTCGTAAATGGTTTCTTTGTTTTATGTTCTTGTTTTGTTCTTTAAGGTAGTTAAGGTATTGAATATCCTTGATTTTTACTTGAGGTAAACAATCCCATACTGTTTGTATATACCAAACAATACTCTCTTCATTTAAGTTACCTTTAATTAAAACATGAAATAAATCTTTAGCTTCCTTTGTTATCGTAGTCATGTAGTCGCTCCCCTCTTTTTATTAAAGTCCAATATGTTTGGGCTTCTCTTAATAATTTTTTTACTGTTCTTCTTTGTACAACAATATCTTTTTCTTTTAGTGAACTTGATATATATTCACTAACAAAATCTTCAAAGTCTTTTCCAAATAATAACTTATAAGAATCCATTTAAGTTTCCTAAATATATACTAACAACTATATAAAGAATAGCTATTATAGTTAATACAATGTCCTCTTTCATTACTCACTCATTGAATAAAAATCTTCGTTGAATATTTTTTTAATTGGTATTAGCACACACTTAGACGCATTACTATCACCAACATTCTTAGTCATTTTATCTTTGTACTTATCTACAATACCTTTCAATACTTTTGTAGGAAATACTAATGTACAAAACTCACCCTCTTTTAATTCTAATCTATGAAACCAGTAATCACTTTCAGTTTTATAGATACCACTCGGCTTACCTCTGTACTCATACTCTACTGCTATGTTACCAGTCTTTCTCCACCAAGACCTTTCACTTTTAACCTCAATGGTTTTATCCTCAAACATTTCTTTGACTTTATCTTCTCGTATTTGTCCGTAAGACAAGTCAATATCAAACTTTGTAAATCCTTTTTTAGTCATAGCTTAACTCCCAATACTACTAGAATACCTGCTAATAACATAATGATTATTAACAACTCTAGTCCTAAGATTGTATGATACCAAATCCATCTGGTTTTATAGGCATTGTCAACAGTCAAATCATCTGGGTCTGGACTGTCGTACCCATCTATATCTGTTTCTGGATTTTGACCCCACATTGTTTTTATTATTCGTCTAAACATAAGTACTCCATTATAACATTATTGTTTATAAAAGTCAAGATATATTACTGTTTTCTTTATATAAAGCATCAAGCATTTTGCTTTCCTCTCTATCAAAGTCTCTAATAACATCTTGTATTCTATAGTAAGGTATATTATTTTGACCTTTAAACTCGGTAAGAATATATCTTAACCTTGCCACTACTTTATCTGCTCCCATATTATGCTCCTAAGTCTGTTAATAATCTCTCTAATAAATCGCCATCAGTACAATGATTGTAATCTTTTATGTTTATTAAATCGTCTGACGGACAAGCATTCTCATTAAAGAAATCAATTAGTTTTTCTTTGTA